ACGTTATATTGCACTTATCCAATACATCAGTTATATATTCTAACAACGTAGCTGGTTCTTCCCAAAATATATAAAGTGGCTGTTTCTCGGCATATTTTACCATCGTGTCATATATTCTGTCATAGGCAGTTATAGAACAAGTTTCATCATCATCTGTATTTTTAAATTCTGTAACAACGAATTCACCAATTACTGCTGTTTCCCAAACATCACCTGACGTGTACACTAAATAATCTAAATAAACAATGTCATTAATACCTATATCAGAGAAATCAGATGGTAAAGCACTTTTAAGTAGAGATACTTCTATTTTCTTCATAGCAGAAGATCCTAGTTCTCCATCGCAGGATAACTTGACAGAAATAATAGCATCTTCACCAGTCATATAAATTTCTTCATCAGAATTATTATAATAACTTAAATTCACTTCAATACTCTTAATAGGCTGAGCCATAGCTGTTTTAAAATTAGAAGATACACTAAGCATCATTACCACCAGCCTTTACAGGTATAAAATGAATATCAAATTCCTTATAAAATTGCTCATATACAGGAGTAACATCAATAACCGTTTTGGTGGCAGGAGGATTTGAATTTGGAATAGCAACACCAGTATGTGTAACAGTAGTCTTGTCAGTAATTAATCCTATTTTGGAAATAAGTTGATTGGAATAGTCATTCATATAAAAAGTGCCACGTTTGTAATTCTCTGTCAGTGGATCATACCACCTCAACTTGAGATAAGGAGTATTAAATAAACCTATAAGAGTTTTTAAGTAAGTGGCGGTTGTAACCTTTATTTTTACTTCTAACTTAGGAAAGATACCAATAAATACAGCATTCATAGTACCTGCCATATTTCTTTTTGCTTCTTTCCAAAGTTTATTCCAAGTTACCTTATATTCTTTTATCCCTTTAATTTCCACTTCTCCAGTATAAGTTCCTACAGTAGCTGGGAGTACAGGTGCTGTATAAGTATCAAATTTAGTTATTAATTTGTAATCAATCTGACCAACTGGAGTTTGTGGGGCGTATTCGGTATAAATATCAGCCATTAAACCATCACCATTCCTCTACCCATCTGCATGGTTTTATCGTTAATACCATCTATGACCCTATTTATGATGTTGTCTTCGCCTATTTGGACGGTGAGATTAATTGGTTGACCATTTCCATTTAACTTGCTAGCCAACATGTCTATCCAACCAGTGTTATTTTCCAAAGGAACTATAGCTTCAGCTCCAGACTCTCCTATCTCGGCAAAAGTTCTGTGCTTTACTATTCCACCCTCTGCTAATTTGGGGATTTGAAAATTTGGTTGTTGGATTGGTGGTAAAACCATATTCTTGGCAAATTGTTGTTTAGCTCTTTCTTGAGCTTGATTAATAGCCCAATATACAGCAGATATTCCTGCAACTATTCCTGCTACTGCTAATCCCATTGTCAATGCTGATTGGAACACTCCGATTGCTAAAGCTACCATTAATACCGCTCCAGCTACAGCCCCTAAAACGCCAATAGTCCTTTCAAGTCCATTCATTTGTCCCCAATTAGCCATTAGATCGCCAATTGCCATAACCACTAATGCCATACCAGCCTGTAATGCAAATGTAGCCAAAGCTCCTTTACCTACTGCCTCGTACCAATTCTGCACACCTTTTAACCCAGTCTTACAAGCCCCAGAAAAACTCAATACTCCGTCTGAGTTGTCTTTCAATGCTTGAGTGAAGTCTTTTATGAACTTATTAATAGGTTTAGTTCTCTCGTAGATCCATACACCAGCTAAAAAAGATAGAATATATTTAAAAGCCAACTCTAATACATCTTTATTGTCATTAGCCCAAACAGACAGTCCTTTAAGTACTACAGTTAAAGCCTTTATCAATTCTATAACTGCAAAACCTACTAATTTTGATAAAGGAACTAAAAAGTTGTTATAGAACCAATCGAATGCTGGTTTAGCTATTTCTAATATTTCGGTTAAGAATCTAATTGATGCAGTTAATAAATCTACAGATGCAGGTACTAATTTTTCGATAGTCCACTGTGAAATAGGTTTCAAAACATTAACAAACAACCACTGTAAACCTTGAGATATATCATCAAATAATGGTTGTAGAGCTATTTTGAGTTGTTCTAGACTATATTTAAGAGGCTCGAAATTAATACCATTGAAAGCGTTCTGTATATCTTGAACAAGTTTATTTACATTATTCTTAACCCATTCAGGATGCCAATCATACTCCTCAATATTAAAGTCAAATGTCTTTCCCATATTTTGCATTTTAAGAGCATTCTTATCTATTACAGTTTTAGGAGCTTTAGTTTTGTCCATCAAGACGTTCATTTCATCGAACTTAGCAAGACTTTTTTGGATTTTTTTAATACCATTGTCTGCTTTCTTTAAGTTCTTACTAAAGTCCTCAGTTCCTGCATTTAAAGATGATAAATCTTCATTACCTTGACTTAATCCTTCATGCAATTTCTTAGCAAATTCTTCATTACTAGGAATACCAAAAAACTCACGAATTACATTAACAGCCTTAGTCAAAAGTATTACAAAAGCGTTTAGAACTGGAAGTACAGCATTAAGCAATGGAATAAATAGATTGCCAATATTTGAAGCTAAATATTTTAGACCAGCTGTAAGCATTCTAATCTGGTTAGCAGGTGCTTGTATCGTTCTGGCTAAATCTCCATGTGCTGTTTTAGTTTGTTCCATCAAAAGTAGGTATCTAGAAACAACTTTCTGCTGTTCTGACAACTCTGATCCTACTTGAGCTATCCCTTTTTGATAAGCAAAATTCTTAACCGTAGCTTCTGTGATAGCATATCCCATAAGATGTAATCCGCGAGTATTACCCATCAAGCCAGCACTGATCCTGTCATATACTAATTGAGGATCCATATGTCTTAAAGATGCTATATCTTTGGATAATAAAGTAATACCTCTAGCCATTTTTCCAGATGTTTCATTACCTACATTCATGGCACGGATCATGTCATACATTACTGCAGTAGTTCTACGTATATCGTTAACATTCAACCCTAATGCTTCAGATACTGTATTAGACCATTTGCGTATGTCTTCTGCATTTTTCCTGAATGCTACTTGAAATAAACTCTCTGATTCAATGGAGTTTATAGCCTCTTTTACACTGTTAACTATATATTTGCCAATCTGTAAACCTGCGAAAATACCAGCTATTTTTTTACCTAATGAAGAGAAACTATTAAGTATGCTATTGTTGGTCTTGCTCAAATTAGATTCAAGACTTATATTTAATTCTTGAATACTTTCTTTTACTTTTGCTATTTCATTTTGAAGTTTAGTTGAATCTGCAGTAATAACGACCTTCAATTCTTCTACAGTCAAATTCATCACCTCCTTATAAACTTCATAGCTTCTCTTTCCATTTCTTCGTCAGTCATATTAGACTTAGTTTTTTTATTAAGAAAAGGCTTTTTAGGATATTTTTTTGGATTATTAAATGAGTAAGCAATATAGTGACCCAATAAGTAGTTAAGATAGTCTTTTTCTTGTACTTCTTGTTCTCTTTTTAACTTATAAACATCTAAATATTTTTGAAACTGTTTAGGATTTAAGTTCCAATATTCAGACAAACTTAAACCTATATAAATAGCAGTTTCTTCATTCTCACGCCAAATATCACTTATTTTATGTCTTTCTTTATCCGGATTAACTCTGTCCTCATTTTCTTGAAGTTGATCTCCTTTGGCAAAAAACCGTCTCTTTGCACCGCCTCAAAAACATCAATAAACAAGTCCTCAAGTGATTTGCCAGATGCAAAATATTCATCAATTTTTTTATAAGATTCTTCACGATTTACCTCTCCACCATTTTCTATAAACAAAGCCAGTGTAGACAACTTGAAATCTTGAATTATGTTAGCCAATGGCAAATCCTTTGAGTCTTCTATTTCGGCTATTTTTCTAGCATTAAATTTTAAATTCATCATTGTTAATACCTCATAAAAATAAAAATAAGGAGAAAAAGCGGAATTAACCGCTTCTTTTAAGTTCCAGCTTCGGTAGTAAATGTTATTGTTGTATTAGCAAGAGTTCTTTCGTAAATATCCTCAACGCCCATTATAAATACTCGATAATCAGTAGAAAGCTCTAGGTTGGTAGATGGAGTTAATGTCAATACAGTATGAGCTGTATTCCAAGCAGAAGTGCATGTAACAGCAGTATCGTTAGTAATATCCCAAACTACTGGAATAGGACAAACGGCAACTTCATAGTTAAAAGTAAGCACTATAGTACTATCTGTAGTAACGCCAGTAGCATTATTAAGAGGCACAGATGTAACTGCCAGAGCAGATAATTGAGATTCGGTATAGAGTACCTTAACTATATCGTGACTAGCAACACCATTTATAGTCAATGGTAAGTTTTCTTCAGGAGTGCCATTGTATAGCGGTGGTTTGTACTTAGTTAACCAAGTTGCACCAACATCTGCTACTAATTCTGTGTTAGTAATAACATCACCAACATCATATTTAGTAGTTGGCAACTCGCTTGCAATAGCAACATTATCAAAACTATCTAGATAGTACCTTACTGTGTAATTAGCCTGTATTTGACCAGCAGGAGTAAATGTAGGTTTTCCTGTTATTCTTAATCCAGATGTAAAAGTTATAAGACCGTCTGTAGTCTTGTCACCATCTGTAAAACTCTTTACATAAGCACTAAATGACCACGAAGCCCCACTAGGATAATCAACTCTCCATGACTCAACAGTTCTAGTATTAGATAAGTTCATTAGCTTTTGCATTGCTGATTCATCCTTAAAATTACCCTCTATATCCACTGTTGTAGGATCTTTAGCACCAGCAATATATTCTTTGTAATCTTCAGGAGAATCCAAGTCCGTGATATCTATTTCATCAGATTCTAAGCCAATTGCTCCTATACTGGTTAGATTAGCAATTCTCAGAGTTTCTGTTTCGCCTAAATCAGCATTAGGCAATTTATAAAGCTTTGTGCCAATTGATCTAGTAGCACCCATTTTCAACACCTCATTTAATAGATTTAAATCTATTGCTGATATGGAACAATCCCTCTGGATCGGGTATATCCGAACTAAAGGACAATTTATATCCAATATCTCTCATGATGCGTTCCACGTCATTCAAAACATAACTGGCGGTAGTACTATCTTCCGACCAAACGTCTATTATTATTTCAACGTCTTGTTTTGAAATCTCGTTGTCTAAATTTAGGGTAATATCATTAGTCGAAACTCTGAATGTGACAGTAGGTAGGTTATCAAAAGAATTTTGATTAGACTGTTTTACAGCATAATCTATTGATCTTAATCTATTCAAAGCCGAAAAAATATCAGACTTTGGTAAATACATAATTATCCACCCCTCAAATTATTAATAAAATCATTTATGATTTCATCTTTTGTGGACATGAGAGCTGGATACATAAATGGTTGAGCAACTTGACCATTTATTTTTCCATAGTTAAAACCCAAGTTAATCGGATAACTACCATCGCCTCTACGTCCTGTTCCAAACTCAACAAAAGGTGCATAATAAACATCTGTGTACACATATATTTTATCTTCGGTAGTATGGTACTTAATGCTATTTCTTAATTTACCAGTATCCACAGGACACAGTTCCTTAGCTCTTGCACAAAGATTTTTAGACCATTTTTGCATTATCTCTTTGACATCTACTTTTTTACTTAGTGCGTTTAACAACTTTTCGAAGTTCTTTATCTCTAACTTGATTTCCATATCTTACACACCACCAAAATATGAGAATCGTATGGAATCACATCTGACACTAAATACTTCCTATTTTCGTAACCAATTAAACTATTTAAAGCTATTGATTCTGTAGTAGCCATCGTAATAGCCATATCTATCTCATATCTCAATCCTATAATTTGCTGTATCACATCTAAGTTTTTAAACTTAACATTGCAATTTATAGTCCTAGCGATAGTGTCAGCAGTGGTTATAAGACCACCTTCATCATC